GAATATGACAGATTTGAAAAAGGTGCTGCCAACAGCAACACCTCTACTAAAATTCTGCAAAAACAAATGGAAGATGACAATGCAAAAATTATTATCACTACCATTCAAAAGTTGGATAAATTCATATCCAAGAACAAAGAACATGAAGTTTATAAAAAACATATTGTTATGATATTCGATGAATGCCACCGTTCTCAGTTTGGAGATATGCACAAGTCGATTACAAAGCACTTTAAGAATTATCATATTTTTGGGTTTACGGGCACGCCGATTTTTGCATCGAATTCTAACAGTTCCAATGCACCGAATATGCGTACTACGGCACAGGTTTTCGGCGGTGATCCGGATGAAAACGGAAACAAAGTAAGACCACTGCACGCATATACCATTGTTGATGCTATACACGATGATAATGTACTGCCTTTTAGAATCGATTATATCAATACAATAAAAAATCCTGAGATTTTATACGACAAGCAAGTAAAAGCAATTGACCGTGAAAAAGCTCTACTTGATCCTAAAAGAGTGTCTGAAATCACACAATATATTCTTCAACATTTCGAGCAGAAAACCTATCGTAATCAAAGCCGCTCCTTTTATGACCATAAGGTGATTACGAATGTAGAAAAAATGGCGAAGTCTAAGAATAATACTGTGTCAGAGCAAAAAACAACTGCAAAAGTAAATGGTTTCAATTCAATTTTTGCAGTTGCATCTATTCCGGCAGCAATTGCATATTACAATGAATTAAAAAAACAAATGGAGGAAACCGGTCATAAATTAAATATTGCTACGATATTCAGTTTTAATCCGAATGAGGAAGATCATGATGACATTTTACAAGATGAAAGCTTTGACACAAGCGGTCTTGATCAGACTTCACGGGATTTTCTTGACAGCGCCATTGATGACTATAATAAATTGTTTAATGTAAGTTACGATACATCTTCCGATAAATTTCCTAACTATTATAAAGATATTTCATTGCGAATGAAAAATCGTGAGATTGATATGCTGATTGTAGTCAATATGTTTCTAACAGGATTTGACGCAACGACTCTCAATACCTTGTGGATAGATAAAAATTTAAAAGATCACGGTTTGATTCAAGCGTTTTCCCGTACCAATCGTATTTTGAACTCAGTTAAAACATTCGGAAACATTGTTTGTTTTAGAAATCTTGAGACAGCTACCAATAACGCCTTAGCGCTTTTTGGAGACAAAAACGCAAGAGGTATGGTTATCCTAAAAACTTACAATGAATATATGGATGGCTATGAAGATGAGCACGGAAAACATATTGAAGGCTATAACGAGCTTTTAACCAGACTTATAAAAGAATTTCCGATAAGCAGTCAAATCGTTGGCGAGGATAACGAAAAAGAATTTATTAAACTGTTCGGTCGCATTTTGAAATTGAGAAATATTTTAAGATGTTTTGACGATTTTGAAGGCGATAATTCTGTATCAGTTAGAGATTTGCAGGATTATCAAAGCGTTTATATTGATTTATATCAAGATTATGCTAAAAAAAGTGACATTGAAAAAGAACGAATCAATGATGATATTGTCTTTGAAATCGAGCTTATCAAGCAGGTCGAGGTCAATATAGATTATATCTTGATGCTTGTTGCTAAATATCATGAATCAAACTGTGAGGACAAAACTATTCTTGCTGATATTAACAAATCAATAGATGCAAGTGTTGAGTTGCGCAGCAAAAAAGCTCTAATTGAGGAATTTGTTGCCCAAATGGCATTAAAAACAGATGTGGAAAAGGACTGGATAGATTTTGTCAAAAAGCAAAAAGAACAGGACTTAGAAACAATCATCAAAGATGAAAAGCTAAAACACGATGAGACTCAAAAATTTATAGAGAACTCATTCAGAGATGGTGAGATAAAAACCACAGGAACAGACCTTGATAAAATATTACCTCCGATGTCAAGGTTTTCAGGCGGCTCTAATAGGGCCTTGAAAAAACAAACTGTCATTGAAAAGTTAAAAAGCTTTTTTGAAAAATATGTTGGTTTGATATAGTAAGAAATCCGCTACCAGCTTTTTACCGGCAGCGGATTTAACTATATTAAGTATAACGGTAGGCGGTCAATCCTTGCTCCCGGGAGGGAGTGATTTACTATGAATAATTTTGTTACATGGAGTGAATTACTCCAGTTCGCGTCTGTCTTTATAGGCTTCACAACACTTATGTACGCAATCTTTCATAATAAAAGGAAATAACCGCCCTGAGCTGCCAACTTAAGGACGGTTATTTTTTAACCACTTTATTGGGAGCGACCGTCTATCGGTATGCCCCTTTTTTATTATTATAAACTATTTATAAGATTATGTCAACTACATTCATGTTATTCTTTTAAATTCATAACTGCTGCGAGTCCTGCCGCAACTGCTGATACTGCAAGACCTAAAGCCGCTGATTTTACTGTTAAATCTGTTGCGGCTATATTTACTGCTATGTATCCCACTGCTGTTTGTATAAATGTTCTTACCGCTCTTTTTACACATGGTTTTTTAAAAATGTTCATCACTTTAGTACCTCCAGTTCTTCTCTTAACGTTATTGCTTCTGCTTCCAATGCTGACAGTTTATCCAAATCCTCTTCGGATGGATTTCCGTCTGCTTTGGCTCTTAATGGTCTTATTGATTCAAAATCAATCTCTGATAATCTTGCTTTAATCTCAGCCGTTCTGACTGCTTTCTGCCTTGCCTGTATCTTTTCTTCATCAGGTATCAAACTTCCGTCAACATATCTGTACATTGACAGGTCAATATTCGTTCCTCCCGGTATTTCTCCCACTGAAGCTGTCTGAATGATGTTTCCGTTTTCATCTGTTTTTATCTGCATACTTATTCCTCCGTTTTTCTTTTACCTATAACTTACTTTGAATGCTGTGTTTATTTATGTACCTCCTTTTCCAGGTCTTCTATTCTATGATTGGCAACCTTTAACTGTTCCTGTATTAAAGGAATCTTTTCTGCAAAATTGTTATGCTTATCTACTTTCTTTTCAAGCTGCTGAATGCGGTAATTAGTCATTTTCGATGATACCAATATACCGCAAAGCGAGCCTCCAAGTGTTCCGACAAGTGCGATAAGAGCCACAATAATATCCGTCATATTTTCTCCTTTTTACATACTAAATATTTTCACACTGCTCACATACCCGCCGCCTGGAACAAGCTGCTTGAATGACAGTGCAGTACCCGATAAAGTACAGTAGATACAACTGTCAAAGAATACTGTTTTTGTTGCGTATCCCCGGCATGAATGCATATAGGTATTACCCTCTGCCGTATATCCTACGGGCAGTATAAAGCTTGCTGAATGCGTATTTCCATCCGTATTAGATAAAACTGCGTCCACTTTAAGTGATGTGAATTTATCTGTTATCCCTGCAATTTCTACTGTCAGCGGTTCAGAAGAATTTGTATTGCTCACATCCGCGAGAAGCAATCCGCTTTTAGTTTTTATATTATTTACAACTAATCTTCCGCTTGGGGTAATAGTCAGCATTGATTCGTTACTGCTGTTTCTGACTGAAAAATTTCCCTCAGCTCCCCATTGAAGAAATCCAAGTGTTTTTGTACCTTCTGCGCTTCCGTCACCAATTTCAGCCTTTACGCCCAGCGAACCGTAGGTTGTATTTCCTCTCCTGATAATTAGTGGTATAGTATTCTGATTATGTACCACTGTCTGCGCCAGTTCTGTATTGCCGCCTATTGTTCCGCCGCTTTTCTTGTAATAGGTTTCTGCTTGGGAAGATAAACTTGCTATTTCCTGTTCCATATGATTAAAATTGTCTGCCGACATTTTTGTGCCCTGCTGAATAACCTTTCCTGCCGGGGTTATTTTGAATGTCCCGTCGCTGTTTTCTGTAATCCTTACTGCCTGGGAGGTTACAAGATGATCCTTCCAATTTGTAGGTGTATATGCCATTATGAAACGCTCCTTTCTGATATGGTTATTTTAAAATGTATAACAAGACGGTCCCCGGATGGTTTTGTGATATTTTCAGTCCTTTCGGCTATTACATTCCCCTGAGAATCTATAACCCTTATTCCCCTTATTACCATGCCGTCTATCGGAAATATAGCGTCAACAGTCAAATGGTCTTCGCCTGCCGACTTTATCAGCGAATCCGTATTATGCCATACCCCCGAAGCCTTATACTGAACCCTGTATATATCGCTTACTATTTTACTGATAAGTCCCGATATATAACTGCCGCTTAATAGCATAACGACCCTCCTTCCTGACCGCAGCAATACACTCCGCAGTCCGGCAATATATTGCTGTGCGCTGAATATTCCGTCTTTATCTCAATTCCGCTTTCACAGGTCATGTCAAATTTATAAGATATATGCGCCGGAAGCTTTGCCGACAGCATTGAATATATTTCCCTCAGATTAAAATAATTTCTGCTGCCTCTCTTAGCAGTTATAATGAGATTTTTTCTGTTGTAATAATCTCCCTGGTCAAAGCTGCACTCGGCTTCTGTTCCTGTATATGCCGATATCATCTGACATATCATTGATCCCGAAATTTTTCCTGTTCCTGTTAAATATGCCTTGATAATTGAACGGCGTTCCTCTAAACTTACGTTAGTCTGACTTATGCCGAGAATCTTCTCATATACCGAGAGCATTTCGCTGTCTGCCGTATCAATAAACTGATTGTCAAATACTCTCTGAAATCCGCTTACCAGGCCGTCTAAAAGCTTCCCCTCAGCCTTAAGTATTTCCTGCATTTCATACACATCACGGTAATAATCAGGATAGTATGAGGCAAGCTCTTCATAGGCATTTGAGTAATAATTACCGAACAAATTCAATCTCAGTCACCTCCAGCAACGGTACACTTTCCGAATCAACTGTAATGTTCGCACCGCTTCCATTGAACTTTAGCTCGCTGTAATCAACTATTTGGTTTATTCGGCTTATTCTTGCGCCGATTTCGGAAACTCTGATTACAATTTCATCTTCCGATACGGACAGTTCCTTAAAATATTCCCTGACAACGGACTCAATTTCAGATTTTACTATTGATGTATCAGCGTCCTCGGTTACCTCTGCTGTCAGGCTTAATTCAACTGACAGAATACCGGCAGAAACTGCTGTAAAATGTGCTCCTATGGGTGCAGCACCCTCGCCGAGACCTGTACTTCCGGGGTCAATGTAATTCTGTACCTTTTCAGCCGTTTCACTGCTGACAGGATAACCCTCGGTGTTGATAAGGACAGCCTTGACAGTGTTTGGCCCCTGCCAAAGGGGAATAATCCTCGCCCTGCCTACGCCCTCAATACTTTCGCACCATATCTTGTAATGCTGTTTATTGGCATTCTCACCTGAACCCGATATTTTGTCTTTTAGCCTCAGTCTGAGGCTTTCATCATCCTCGGGGTCTGAACCGTAATCTATCACACTTCCGAATTTGCTTGAGGCAAGCCCCGGAATGTTATTGACCGGAACTGCATTTTTTCCTGTCATAAGTTCTATGTTACCAGAAATCTCACATTCAAGATAACAAGCTCCCTCTTTTGGTCTGCGAAGTACAAAATATGTATCATCGCAGAAAAAACGTTCACCGTTCTCAGGTATTGCTCCGGAAAATACAGCAGTATACTTTGCAGGCAAAGCCTCATGTCTGTATACGCCGTATTCTGAAGCTTTTGCGTCCAGGTATTCACCGGTTGAAGTATCTACCCGGCTTAGACTGAAAACCAATTCAAGATCAGTATACAGCTTTGCAATTTTTATAATTGTCCCTGCAACTGCGTCATAAAAAATACTTCCCTGCCTGACGTCAATATCCTCCGGCGCACTTTCAAGAGTTTCCCGGAGCAGATTTTCATAGCTTCTGTCCTCAAACATTTATATTTTCACCCCCGATATTTTTTGTATGCCGAAAATGGTTTCCGCCGTAAATGAAATATATACGCCGTCATCCTTAAACTCCGTCACAAAATCACTAACCTCAATTACTCTTGTATCAGGAAGAAGAGCGTCCTTTACCATTCCCGGAACTGATTCCTCTATAAGCTCCCTTGAAGCTTCTCCGTCACGTATCATCTCACCCAGTTCGTTTCCGTACTGGTCGTCATAGATAAGCGAACCGAATCTTAAAGTTGCAAGGGCTTTCCTTATTGCCTGTTCGGCCGCTTCTCTGCCGTCAATTATTCCGCCTATCCTGCCGCTATTCAAATCAAGCTTGTATGTTTTGGAGGCTGACTCCGGTTCTTCTTCAATTTCCCCGATCGGTATTTCTATTTCCACTGACATAGCTCTATACCTTATCTAATACATAAAACACCTTGCTGTTGTTGAACACTATTATATGTACAAGTTCCCCCGGATTCAGTTTTCCTATTCTTCCGGGGACTACAAGTGTTTTTTCACTCATTATCAGCTTTTCGTCATTCAGCGCCTGAATCTTAAGGGGTAATGACGAAATTACTTTTCCCTTTATTAGTACCGGTCCTTTCGGGGATATCTGACTCAGCAGCGCCTTAATACTTGTGCTGTTATTCATATATTGCCTCCTTTATTCATTTACAGAATTCAGCTTCAGGGACATTGTATGCCCTCCGCCCTTAAATGTGTGGGTATCCTCGTCTATGTAGAACTTTGAAGATATATTAAGGTCCGGTATTCTTACATATATACCCATTCCGGATATTGCTTCAGGCATTCCTACGGCTTCGGCTGTCAGGCTTATTTCCGGAGTACTGATTTCCTTAAGGGTTTCATTTATATAATCTCCAAGCTGTGCGTCCGATAAATTATCGTCCTTTTGCTCTATCTCCTGAAAGATTCCTATTTTCTTTTCAAGGGAGGCATCCTTTTTAAAAGCCGCGGCTGTATCCTCATCTGACAGTATTTTCAGACGGGTCTTTATGTTTTCTATGCTCCTTTTATAGCTGTAGGAAATAAGGTTGACTCCGCTTTCAAGCATATATTCAAGAATCTTTTCCTGACGTTTTACAAGGCTTAAAACACCCTTTGAAGACATAACATAATGCCGTTTTCCCGTTGTTTTATAGTCCTGACTAAGCGCGTCCTGTATCACATCCCAGGCGGTGGTTTTTGATTTTGTCAGATTCGGTATCTTATATGCCGTACCTGCAACATCCGAATACTTTATTCCGAACCTTTTGCATACGTCAATAAAAATATCATGAGCGGTTTTGTTTTCATAAATGAAAGTATCCTTGTTATTAGAAAGGTAAATTCCGTTGTCATAGGCAGTAACAGGCATTTTTTGCCCGCTTCCCTGCTGCTGGGACATTATCATTCCCCGAAACAATTCATTTTTACCGTATTTAAAAACAAGCTGATTGCCCTCAGTTACATTTATATTGCTTCTGCAATTTGCATTATCTGCAAGGGATACGGAAAGAGAACGTGCCGCAGAACCCTTCCGTCCTTTCCATTTAATGCTTTCCGCAAGTTCGGATATATCGTATGTATCTCCGCTGCGGCAAAGCAGCAGACATATTTTTTCCATTTCTGTTCCTTTCTACGGTATCGTCAGGACTTGTCCGGGATAGATTCGATTCTGATTAGAACCTATTACCTTTTTATTTGCGTTATAGATTTTTGTAAAGTCTGAACCGTTACCGTAATACTTCTTGGCTATATTCCACAAGCAGTCACCGCTCTTTACGGTATAGGTTTTCGGCGCTGTCTTATTGCTTACCCTTGCAGTCCCGGGCTTGCTGACCGTGGCTTTTTTCGTTGTCTTGTTTACGCTTACCTTTTTCATCTGCACCGCTCTGTATTCCTTGAACGATACAGAATAGCTGTATGTACCCGGGTCTCCTCCGGCCTCCGAATAATCAAAACTTTCAAGCGTACAGTACATATCAATTTTGCACTGAGTTATTACAAGCTTCACAGGCTTGTCAGACGAAAGCCAGCTTACCATTTTGCTAACAAGCCACTGGGGATTCTTTAAAGTCTTAAGCTTGTACCCTTCAAATTTCCTTGCAGGAAAAAATGAGGAAAACGATATTACCGCCGCTTTTCTTGACTTTGTCGGCAATACCGTTTCCCCCAGCGAATCTATGTTATATGTTGTATTATCGGAGCTGTACTTCACTGAGATTGACTCAGGGTTTACAGGAAGCTGAACCTTGTCAGTCCCGCCGTTTGCATGAATCCAGAACTGATAATCCTTAGTACTCATAGGCACGTTCCCCTTCTTCAAAAAATTCCGTTGATACTATTTCATAAAGCACCGGCTTTAAATTATCCTGCATAATCTTTACGACTTCATCCTTATCTGTTCCGGACTTCATTTCTATTTTTCCCTTGCCGTTTATTTCAAGTTCAATTTTTCGGCATGGCACTGCCGCCGGTTGGTTATCGTTCTGCGGTGTTCCTGATTCTTCGTGAGGAACGTATAAAGGACGTTCTGAATTGCCCTTTATTATCCTCTCTGTTTCATCGGCTGTATACACTGTTTCTCCACCCCTGAACATGACAAGCTCAGGGCCTTCCTCTCCCACAAGGGCAACTCCCGGTTCTGCCGATAATGTTCCTGAGGCATATCCTCTTTTTACCGGGGACGATGTCGTTTCCTCCGGCACAGTATATGTAATATTGGATTTATCGAATACAGCCCGTACAGAATCAACTACACTCTGCGCAGCTGAAATCGCTGAACTTTTTTGATTTTGTATAGCCTGTGCATAAGCATTTATTGTATTTACTCCGCTTGCCCTTGCTTCGGCAGACAAATTAAAATCGTTGCTTACTTTATTTGTCGCTTCTTCCACACATTCCTGAAGCTTATTGTTTAAATCTGTTTTCCATAAAGCGGTTGTATCTGAAGCTTCTTTTTGTTTGCTGTCAACTTCTCCGATAGTATTGGCAAGAGCCGCCACGGCTTCCTTTTCACCGTTCTCTATATGACTAACAACACTTTGAGTAAGACCAGCTGCTTCCTGATCTCCGCTTCGTAAATACTCCATAAGTGCGTTATAGTTTTCCTGAGTAACGCCAAGACTTTCAGCAGATGTTTGAGAAAGAAGTTTAATATTTTCTCCGTACTGCGTCCAATACTGAAGCTGGGAATCCTGCGCCGCCTGTGCGTTTTCAACGGTAGCGTCAGCTTGCGCCTTAGCTTCATCAAATAGTCCGAACTGCCCCTTAAAGCTTTCATAAGCAGAATTATATGCTTCGTCATACGCATTGCATAATTCAAGTATCTCATCCGACATTCCGGACAATACTTCAGTCGCCGCCTGAGCCCCCTGTTCCTCCGCAGACAGAACTTCTGTATGCTCCTGCGCTTTTTCAGCGGCCTCGTCTTCAGCTTCCGCCGCAGCTTCAAGAGATTTCATCAAAATGTTATATGTTTCTCCGGTTTCGTCTATTACCGCCGCCTGTTCCCGGAATCTCTCATTAGATTTATTGATATTTTTCTGCAGTCTTTCGATTTCATCCGGAAGGTTCTCATATTCATCCCAAATATCCCTTCCGCTATCATTAACATAGCTGAGATCAGTAGAAGCCTCTTCTATCTCCTTTTCAAGATCTGCATAATCCTGTTTCGCCTGCTGAAGCTTTTTAAGCCGGTTAATATATTTATTTTGCTCGTCCGCGCTCGTCAGAAAATCCATAGCGGTCTGACGCTCCGCTTCTTTTCTTGCATCAAGTATAAGGCTTGAAGCATCGGCAGGATCGAATCCCGTCAGCTTTCCGGTATCATAATCCACCTCAATATTACAGTTAAACGTATCATTAAGGTAATCAGCATACTGGCTCATCATATCCAGGTCGGCATTAGTTTTCTGAGATTTGTTTGATAATGATTCCAGCATGGATATTGCCGTCATTCCGCCGTTTTGTGTATTGGCAATAGCTTCATATGACGCCCTTATAGAATCCTCTGTCTGCCTCAGTTCTTCCTCTGCTTCAGCAGCCTTCTGTCCATAATCTGCAAGCACTCCGCCGCCCTTTACATACTGAGCGTTCAGAGTATCCAATTCTCCTGCTAGTTCTTTGGCAGCTGAAGAATTTGCACCGTAGGTTTCGCATATCGCTTTATATTTTTCTTCTGTGGCTTCTATTTCCGTTCTGCACTCACCAATTGTTCCGGTGTAATCTTCAACGCCGCTGTTAGATTCCATTACCTCCGAAAATGCCGAAACAGCTGAAACTAATGTGATAACTCCGCTTGCCAGCGCAAATACCGGATTTGCATTCATAACGGAAGTAAAAGCTTTTACAGCCAAAGTGGAAAGTTTGGTAACTACTGTAAATCCCGTAACCGCAAGGGCAGCAACTGTCAGTCCTGTTCCCACTGCCGTAAGACCTGCCACAACGCTGGGATGTTCATCTGCAAAGCCGGTAAAGGAATCCACAATATCTGCCGTTTTATTGTAAAGCTCCTCCATTACGGGATTAAGCTGTCCGCCTACAGTCAGCTTAAGATTAGAAAATGAATTAGACATACGCTGTGCGGCAAACTCTGTGGTATCTGTCATTGCAGAATATGCCTTTTCCGTTGCCCCGGCTGAACCCTGCATTTCCCTGAGCGTACCGTTAAATGCTGCTGCACCGGAATTAAACAGAGACAATGCACCAATTCCGGCTTCCTGACTTCCCCATAAATTATTAAACGCCGTTGTATTGCCGTCAACACTTTGACCGAGTACCTGAAACACATCACCTAATGAATAACCGTCCTGCATAAGCTGAGCAAAGGACTGACCGGTTTGTTCCGTAAGTACCTTTGATACCTCACTGCCCGAACTGCCGAGTTCGTTGAGCATTGATTTTATGTAGGTGGTAGATTCTGCTGTTGCAATACCGTTCTTTGTCATTTCAGCATAAGCCGCTGACAAATTATCCATCTCAACATTATACGCCGAGGCAAGGGGGATAACTCGTCCCATGTTCTGAGCAAGCTCGTCAACCGTTGTCTTACCGAGGTTCTGGGTCATAATGAGCATATCGGAAAGCCGAGTGGCTTCTGCTACCTGAAGACCGTAAGCGTTAATTGCTGTTGTAAGGACGTCCGCCGCAGTTGCCTGCTGAGTAAAGCCTCCGACCGCAAGCTTATTGGCTTCATCTACAAACTTCACTGCACTTGCAGTATCAACACTTGCGGACATCGCCTGATATGCGGCTTCGGTTATATCTCCTGCGCTTTGACCTGTATTTCGTGAAAGGGACATAATATCTGCTTCAATCGTACTTAATGATACCCTTGAAGTATCTGCAATTGTTGAAACTTTAGCTATGCCTGATTCAAATTCTGCCGCTGAACGGCTGCATTCAAGAAATGCGTCACCGATTTTTTTAAGACCCATCACTATCCCGGCATTTACAATTACATCTTTTAGATCAGTTATAGCGCCTGTGCCCTTTTCACCCAGCTTTTCACTATCGTCTGCGGCTTTGCTCGTAGCTTCGCTGTATTCTTTGGCTTCCTTTTCTGACTTATCAAGAGCGCTGGCAACATTTTTTTCTGCCGAAACAACCATGCCCGCTGAATCCGATAACTGTTCTTCTGCCTGAGCTGTCTTTTCAGCCGCTTTTGCCGCCTTTTCAAGACTTTCAGTTTCTTCAAGATTTGCCTGTGCCGCTTTTTCTGAAGCCTCTGCGGTCTTTTCGGCTGACTCAGCCAATTTCTCGGTTTTGGACGCCTTTTTTTCTGCCTCTACAGCCGCCTTTTCAAGACTTTCAGCTTCATCAAGAGCAGCTTGCGCCTCCTTTTGTGCCGCCTCCGACATTTTCTCAGCTGATTCAGCCGCTTTTTCTGCTTTAACGGCCTTTTTATCAGCTGCCTTTGCGGCTTTTTCTAAGCGTTCTGCCTCTTCAAGAGCCGCCTGAGCATTTTCCTTCATTGCTTCAGTCAGGTTATCGGTTTGCAGCATTTCATTTTTAAGGCTTTCATAGTACTTTTTTGCATAATCGGCGGCAGAAGCCATTTGATCGGCACGTTCCCTATATCTTGAAGCTGTATTATGTGCCTTCTGCGCTTCTGCCTCCAGTACATCCGCAATACTTCTTGACTGCGAAATCACCCCTGACCCGGAAGATGATAACTTAGAGAGAGATACCGCTGTCTGAGATGTGCTTTCTGCTGTATTGTTCATTGTCTTATTGACTGCCGCTGCGGCGTTTTCAATATCGGAAAGAACAGTGTCTCCCGTGTTCCCAATATTATTTAAAGCAGGACTTACGCGATCTTCCAGCGCAAAAATAGTTTTGATTGTCGGCACTATATGATCCCTCCCCTTCTGACAATGCTTCTAAGCATATGTATCTCACTCCTGCAAGAGTCCTCGGATTCACATAATTCGGACGCGATATAGAAGAGTTTGGTGCGCCTCGGCATTTTTTCAAACTCTTCCGGCCGCAGTCCGTGCCGCTGCCATAACAGGTGCGCCCAATATGAATCAGACCCCTTGCAGGATATTAGTTTTTTGCTTCTTCAATATCCTTGTCATCAGTATTTTCTTCATCCTTTGAAAGCAGTCCAAGAAGTGTAAGAACTGTTTTGAATACATAGTTGTATTCTTCCGTATTTGAAAATACACGCAATGGAATTTCCGAAATATCATAGCAATTGTAAAATTCCATAATCTCCTTTGAACGCATATCTGGATATACAATAGCCTCAGCAAGAATATGTCTTAGGAACTTACTAAAGTTATCTTCTGTCTTAAATACAACTTCACCGTTTGATATGTACGGATTACCTTTCTTATCAAGGGCTATTGAACGTCTGCGGTATTTTTCACGAATCTTATTTACGTGCTGATTTGACAGAAGCTTTACTTCCATGTCAATAACATTTCCGTTTTCGTCCTTAAAGCTTTCCGGCGCTTTTACCTTTACAATTTCTTCCTTTGTTTCTCTCATAAAATAGCTTAGATTTCTCATTTCTTGATCCTCCAAAAATATTATTAAAATTTAGTTTAAACTGCTTGTTGCTTAGAATATTACATTCTTTGCATTGAATGTAATAGTATCGTTAAGCTCTGCTCCGTCTGCGTCCAGTCCCAGCAGGATTATATCCCCTGTAGGAACACAGCCCACAGCAGTAATCGTATCCGTTCCGTACTGACTGTAATAATCCGAACCCTTGTCCGTCATTATTCCCTGTATTGTCATCTCGGGAGTTGCTCCCGTTGAAAGATATTTCTTTACTATATCCTTTGCCCACGGCGTAGTACGTCTTCGTGTGACTGATACTGTTATGGTGCAGCCCTTCCATCTTGAACTGGGGGTGCGTTCTCCCAGCGTCTTGCCTGTCCATACATCCGGCGTAAACTTTATCTCACATTTTACGTTGTCCGATATAACAACACCGTCAAGGGTCATTTCTCCCTCTGTCATCATTATCGGATTAAGGTTAAATTTATCCACTTTACTTCCTCCTTATCTTGTTTCTACTGTAAAGTACAGCTTTTCTGCACTGTCGACAGGCTGAACCGATACGTTAAAATATGTGCTGTCACCTCTGCTTCTTGTTCTGTCAACTGCAAAATCAGTTTCGGGACTTACATTTGTAATCGTACCTGCGTCAAGGAACTGCTGAAGCAAAGCCCTGCCCATACCGTCCATTATATCCCAGCCTATTTCGCTGTTGCTGTATTTGTTCGGCGGAAAATTAAGAGATATGCTTTCAGCTATACTGTCAAGCGCTCTCATTATCCTGTTCTTTCTGTAATTCTGACTTTTCTTTTCATCAAATGTCACAAGGCTGTTAATGTCATACTCAACAATTACCTTTCCCTCGTCTGAACATGAAAAGAAAAACTCTCCGTTATTGATTGCGGCAACCGACTGCTCATGAGTTTTCGCGTCAACTACCGAATCCGCGCCCTCATAAACCTTATATGTATTGCTCTGTGTATTTGAAGCAGAAGCGTCCGCACCTGCAACCCATGCTGTGGTCTGGGCATGAGTAAGAGCCTTTCCGTCAACTGCAACTGAATTTGTAACATTGATAATACCCTCATAATCTGCGTTAAAATCCGGTATTACCGCCCTGACTCTTTTGCCTGCGTTTTCTCTCAAATAACGTATCTTAGTTTTACAGGCAGATTTCAAAGATTCGTCATCTACAGGGAAGCAGAGGGTATTAAACTTTATGCTTTCAATTTTGTCAAGAAACTCTGCAATATCCGCATTAACAGACAGTGAATCAGTACCGCCGCTTAGGTTTACTCCGGCACATACTTCAAGGGTTTCACCCTTAAATGTTATGTATTGACTGTTTAATTCCGATACTTGAGCAATCCCCTCAAAGGCTTCAATCAGGGCTTCATCAAGGTATACGCTTACGTCAAAACCGTCAGCCGGATTCTCTGCCACTGTATATTTAAGGGCGTTTCCTCTTGTTCCGCCATAGACTGCCGAAGCCGTAAGACCTCCGCCGGTTCCCGTCGCTTTTGTTCCCGAACCGGGAATGTATACAATAACCTCCGCCGCATTTTTAAAGGCTTCCCTTATGAGCAGCATTGACGGATTATCGTCATATATGCTGTATCCCAGTTTTGCCGCCTCTGAATCGGGAGAGCTGTTTGACAGTGCAATAAACTGCTTTGACGGACCGTAATTATGCCCGACAAGGGGAATTACAACTGTACCCCTATCCGATGTTCCTATGATATTCTGCGCCGCCGGTGAAAAATTTATATATGTCCCCGGTCTTGTCTTGCCGACTGATTTATCGAATGTTCCTCCTGCCATTTACTTTACCTCCTTTGTTTTCCACTTTTCAATTAATGATTTCATTTCCTTGACCGTGTATTCTCCGCTTAGCCCGTAAGCCGCACCGTCAAAAGTGCTTTGAGATACTCCGAAAAGCTTAGCGCAGTTTTCTCTCAGCCTTTCAACCGGGAATACCGGTTCAGACTTTTCAGTCATGTTCTGAACCTCCGTTTTTGATTCTTCCTTTTTCTTTGTCATAAGATACCTCCGTTCATATAAAAATTCTGAATAAGCTCATACTCCTCCTTTATGAAGGGTCTGCGGATTATCCAGTCTATCTGCATTTCATAAACACATTCATCCGCCTTTTTAAGCTGAATATTTTTAAGCCTTACATATTCACCTGTTTTTTCTCCCGATATATCTACCATGGGTATCAGCCTGCTGTGATCGTTTATACGCTGAAATGCCGGCAGGGCAAGCTCATAGGCTCTTTCTGTACTGCTGTGGAAAAAGTTCACAAACATTGTATACTCTGCTCCGTATGCACTCATTGTATCCGGTATCTGATTTATCTCCGGAACAGGAAAGTATACGGACGGTACTATAAAGCTTTCGGGCATATTATGGTAATACGGAACAGGGTTTCCGCAAGACTCAAGTATAAACCTTATTATCGAAGCTATTTCCTTTTCAAGCATTCCTTCTCCTATCCGAAATAACTGTCAAACCACTGCTGTACCTTTCTTTCCATAAGGTCGGGAAGCATTTTTTCTATTGCGCTGATTCCGTTTTCCCAAAAAGGTTTTCTATCAATCCATCTTTGTTTCAGCATTATTCCCGATTTGGCTGACGGGTCGTATACAAACTTTTCGCCGACCATATACCCCGGAACAAACCTCATTGCCTCGCCCTTTTTGCAGGTCCAGTGACCGTTATTTACATACTTTGCATACTCCACATTAGTTCCGACTTCAATTATCAAGCCGCCTTCGTTAAGCTCCCATACCGAATCGTTTCCGCCTTTATGAAAGCTTGCAAGAAGCAGTCTTGTGTCTACCGCTTTCAGACGAATTATCTCATCCTGAATTACCCTCAGAAATTCCATTCCGATTCCCTCAAGGAATAATGCCAGTACTTTTTCAAAATCACCGTTTCCGGCTGTACTGCATTTTCCGAAAAAGCTATTTGCATTATCAGGTTCAGCCATTACAGCGCCTCCTGTTCATGCACACGCTTTACATATACGATAATATGGTGATCTCGTATATTTCTCGGCAGCTCTGCTGTATACTCCATGCCGTTTTCGCAGTTGACCACCTTGTCGTTAATACGTATATCCGTTCCGGCAGGAAGCGAAAGCTTCAGCTTTTCCTCAAGCCTGTTTTGTGGATTCCCCTGCTTTACAGATGAAGACATTGAATTTATGCCGAAATGGCATGGTACTTCCGATATATCAGGCTTTTCGGGATAACCGAAAGAAACTGAGGACGGCAGACCGTATCCGGCCGTTTTCTCCGACCTTTCCAAATGATAAATACTGCATTTATGATCCAGCAGTTTTTCAAATGACATTATCTCACCTCCGCTATAGTCTTCTCAGGCGCATTGTAACTCCGTTTTTTGGCTTTACAGCAACATACTCTCCGAGCAGTTCTTCAACGCCCAGTTCCTTTAAATCTTTAACGGTATTCTCGGCAGTATAGCTGTATTCATCATAGGTTTCCGATTTCATTTCCCTTGCCGAAACGGCAGAATTATAGCCGTAAGCCTCCGCAAGGAGAATTACGGCTGTCTTTACATTCTGCGGTATTTCCTCATATTCTGAAAAATCATTATTGGTATGGTAAATTACATACTGTTCTGCCCTTGAGATGTCTACGGCAATACGGTTATCGGTTCTTTTGCTTATTGATTCAATATCCGAATAATCCCTTACCTCCTGAGGAGTTGCCCAGGGTCTTTCTGCCATACGGCTACACCCTTTCAAAGAATCCGGTTTTCATCAGCTGCTCTGCTGTTTCAGCGGAAACCTTTTCCGGAATTTCTTTACTGTAAACCATTCCCTCGGAAGTAAAGGAAGCGCCTTTAACAAGTTTTAGCACTGCTGTTTCAGAACTGCACTCAGGCTCGGCTTCTTCCGTTTCACCAGGAATAATATTATCTGTTTCTTCTTCCTGGATGATATCGTCAGTTTTCTTCCTCGGCATTTTCTTTATGCTCCTTCCGTAAATTTACTTCCTATTACCAATGCGTCCGGATTATTTATCTCCATATCAAAGTCGGCAAGAAGTGTGTATTCATGTCTTGTCATTCTCGGCTTTACCTGGTGGTATACTTCAAGGCTCGGTCCGTAAATTCCGTATACAAGATTCTCATAAGGCGTTACAATCTGAACATCGTCCGGAATAAACGCTACCGGCACTATTTCAAATCCGTCATAGCTTACGTTTTTGCCTCCGGTAATGAGTGCGTCTCCCAGTGCTGTATTTCTTGCCTGAAGCTGCTGCTTGTACTTTCTGTTTACTGTCGGAGAACAGAAAATCTTGATTTTTGACTTATCCTCCTGGGTATACAGAGAATAATACTTGTTCGGCATTGCCGAAAGAAGTCCGGGAAATACTTCATTCAGATAATCCGTACTGCCGGCTGTATCATACTTGTGTGTATCCGCGTCATCTTTAGCTATCTTTATCCAGCCGTTATTGATACTAATAAATTCATTGCTGTCGGATTCATCGCCGATAAAGGCAAGTTCAACCGTATCATTGGCAAACTGCTGGGCAAACAGCTTCGCAAGGGTTGAATTGGCACGCTCCCCCTCAATGTTTTCCTTCATGTACTGGAATGTCACATCATACGGCATGATAACCCCCACAGCGTTCAGGGTACGGCGCTTATGCACCGCTGTTCCGCTTGCCGGATTGTCGGCGTTTTCAGCCTGACGTCGGAGTGCTCTTTTGTTTACTTCAAGACTGTCAAGGTCTCTTGTGGTCTTTGTCATTTTTATAAAGTTTGTATTTTTCAGAAACGGCGAGTAATCCTGCATGAATATAATAAACTGATTCGCCTGTTCTGCATTAAGCTTTCCGCCTGTTCCCAGCGCCGCGGTATCAGCTGCCGCTTTTGAAATTATACTTCTGTTGCTTTCCATATTTTTTCCTCCTTAAATGAATACTCCATCAAACTGATCTTCACTTTTGCCGACAGGCTCTGCCTGACTGTCAAGATTTGACGGAATGCCTCTTGCCTTATACAGCGGTTCCATTGCGCCCTTTACCAGCTCCTCAACCTCTGATTTTGTTACAGCCTTGTCATCCTTCTTTGACTCGTTAAGCAGTTCCTTTACAGTACTGATAATAAACTTTTTTGTTGCTTCGTCAGGTTCATCGCCCTGCTTTGTGCCCTCCGCCTTTTCAAACTTTTTTACGGTTTCCTTAATAAGCTCCATTACTTCGGATTTTGTCATAGTTTCCTCCTTTTCTCCTGCTTCTTCAAGCAGACCTCCGATGTTTTCATAAATTGATTTTAGCCTTTCGATGTTTTTAGCGCTTAATGTCTTGCCGGCTTTGGCGATTGTTTCTGTTTCTCCTGTAAGAACCTCCTGAATAACTTCTGAAAATTCTGACAGGCACTCCTTTATCTTTTCTGAATCCGTTTCAAATTCTGATATACCCGTTTCGGGATCATGCCTGTACAGTACATCCTGTAGATCATAGAATGCGTCCCAAAACACTGTAGATTTTTTATGCTGTGCATGCTTTTCCGAAAACACTCCCTTTTCCACAACCTCAAGACCAAACATCTCTGCAAATTTCTTAAAAATGCTTTTCTTTTCAGACTTGCTGATCCCATCAATGTCCACATCGCTTTCGCTGTAAACTCCCTTTCCTCCCATTGAAAATCCGGTTATTTCTCCCTTTTCAACAGCAGTCCAAACCTCGGGGTCTGTTATCTCCACTGTCATCAGCCATGTGCCTTTTCTGATTTTCTCCTTGTCAATTTCAAAGTCCGCTTTAGCTATCCAGTTTTCTACAACCTCGGCTTTTTCAAACTTTTTGAAATTGTGCTGAATGTCAATGCCCTCTCCGTTTTTGGCAAACCAATGAGCGGCCTTGCGTATTTCCTCCTCCGTCATGAAATCGCCTTGGGTATCCTCTGTCATGGGCTCATAAACAATACCTGTCACATAGTGACTGCCTGCGTCCGTCTTGACTATCCTGCCGTTTGCAGAAAAGGACGCTGTCCCGTCCTCTGCCTTAGTTATCAGAAATGATTTCCTGTTTGCCGCTTTGTCCACAAGGGATACAAACTGAACCTCCACGTCCGATATTCTTTTTGCTTTTGCCAGCTCCGCCATTTTTACACCTCCGTTTCTTTTCAGACAGTTTTACGCCTTATCCAGGGCATAATAAAAACGCCCTTAAAACGGCGTTTTAAATATGTTTTATTCAGTCTTTTCTTAAATTTGGATATAAAAATAGCACCTCAATTGAGATGCTAATAAATATGCATATTTTTAATCACAACATAGTGATTTCAGCTATCATATGATTAAATTTTGGCTTTTTTATCAATATGCCTTACATAAATGCTGTTTTATGTTTAATTACATATATTTTTAATTGTATGTTTTCTTATAATTTTCAAGATAACGGTCTATTGCTTTATCCATTTTTTCACTTGGGAATTTATCCATCAAATCGTCATACACAGACCACAACGCTTCCAGCACTTCGTTGTCTGCACTATCCATAAACTCAATTATCTCATCTTCATCTTCTCCGAGTGCTTCAAGCCTCGGCTTCCACACTTCTTCTTCAAGATTAGGGTAATTAATATGCAGGCTTTTTCTTTTTTCAATTGTTTTATAAAATTTTTCTTTGTTTATCATTTATAACTCCCTTATATTAAGGCTGCTTTCCTCCGTCCGGAAAAATAGTAGACGGATAACCCTCATTGTCAAGGTATATCCCTACCCTTACCCCGTTGTATTCTGCAAATTTAGGCATACCGTCATCCTTGGAATAATTGGCTGTATATGTCCCTGCTTTAAGCACCTCGTTATCATCCCATGTTTCCGGAAACCATGACTGACCTGATTTTTTACTTTTAAACTCATCCTTATGAAAATTCACATTGCCTATTCTAACTCCATTGCTGTAGGTTTTAGTTATAGTATACGCATAGCCTCTTGATTCAAGCTCGTTAATATTTTTTTGAGAATGTCCTCCGCCTTTCATCTTTCCGCCGTTCTTTTCTCCGGGCGGTTTTTTAGGATTTTTGACATTGGCAAAATCCCCCACAGTAGAATGCTTGATCGTTTTATCCGGTACTGTTATTATACCATCATCTTTAAGTTCAGTCAACGATTTAAACACTTTTCTTTTGCCTTTGGGAGTGTCCACTGTCTTATACAGTCTTTCAAGGTCTGCGTCATTTTGAATGACTCCGCTTTCAAACAGCGCCCATCTTGAATCTGAACGGAAATATGTCTTTCTTTCCTCAACAGTTTTGTTTTTCAGCCAGTCGCATTTTATGGTATCTTCATTTATTCCTGCCTTGGCCTTTTCCCGTTCGTTCATCTCGTCAAAGCGGTCTGAGTCTATTTCTTCAATTGCCTTCTGCTGAAGCTTTTTGCGTTCCTCAAGGGGCAGCCCTAAAATATCCTCTGACACAATTCCTCTGTGAACGCAGTGACAGTTTATTGATTCCTCCGGTGGAAGTAAAGGGTCGCGGGGAATTGCAGGATGATACTCATTTCCGTTTACTCCTATAAGGGTAAAGGTCTGATTTTTAGGAACAACCTGACCGCTTATCTTTATATGATTTAGGCGCGGTTCAATTCTGTATCCGCTTGTATGCACCCATTCCTTGTATTCTGCTGCCGGACACTGCTGTATTGATTCCTCACGGGCAACGCTGTGTGCACGCAGTGTTTCGGTAAGCGCCGCACGCTTTGCCTTATAGTACGTATCACGTATGCCGTGCTCTGCAATATCTGCTGAAATTTTATGAATGCTTTTTCCCTCTTTAAGACCTTTTTGAAGTATTCCCTCTATTTCATTATGAGAAGACAGTTTCATTATGTCCGCAAGCTCATAGCTCCACTGCGCTATCCAGTCAGATGTCTTTTCCGAGATTTTATTTACTGTCAGTTCAGAATCCAGCTGACTTATATATACATTAGAAAGGACAGGTATATACTCTGAATACTCTCCGAAAAATACAGGAAACAGCTTTTCTCCTATTTTATCCGCTTCCTTGAACCTTTTCCAGTAATCTTCAATAAAACTCTCAAGGTCAATACCGCTTTCTTCTGCCTTTTTCAGCAGTTCCTCAAAGTCTTCCGACTGTTCTTCAAGAATCTCGACAATTTTTTCTTCAAGCTCCTCGGAATGCCTGACTGTATCGGAAGCTTCCGCAAATCCTGCTTTTTTCAGTTCGTCCGCAAGCTTGTCGTTCTCTTTTGCTATGTATGCATCTATCGACTTAATTAAAAGCTGACATTCAGTACACATCCTGTCAGCCTCCCTTGTTCATCTTCTTTAAAAGAGAACGTACAGCCTTCATAACCGAGATTATCTCTGTATTTTCACCAGCGTTCTGCGCTTTCATAATTGCAGTATCAAGTCCGCTCAAAGTGTTTCTGCTGACAATAACAGGAGTGTTTCCCCACTCTTCTTCAAAGTCATCGCTTGTTTCTCCGATCTGACTGTAAAGTATCTCCTTTGCTTTATTGGGCGTGAGTCCTCCGGCATTATTAGCCACTGTCAGCATTTTGAACAGATCATCCGGATTGGTAATGTCCGGCTCCTTAAAATATACCTCAACATTCCTGAAACCGTATTCATTCAGCAGTTTATTATTAATTATCCATGCAAGTGACTGACGTTCCGTTTGGAAAACCTGCTTTTCCGTTACCTCCATTGCAGTCTGTGCCGTAGCTCTGTTAAAGTCGGTGGTATACCCCAAATAAAGGTCGGGAAGACGGAATGCCGACTGCACTTTCTTTCTGCTGTTTTCAAGGTAATCCTGAAACAATTCATCATGCTGGAGAATATCCGCAAGGTTCTTGATTTCTATTTCAGGCGTTTTTTCCTCTGTCATTCCCGTGCTGTTTTCGTTTTTCTCCGCTTCCAGCAGCATAAAACTGTGCTGTCCGGCTTCACCCTTAATATCATTCATATACACCTGAAGGTCATTAAAGCTTTTGTCTGTCAGAGTTCCGCCCTTTATCAGTATGGCAAGAGGTGTGTGCCTGCCGTTCTCAAAGTATGTTTTATTTAGATTCTCCGCTTTTCTGCTTCCGTCAATATTAAGGATCTGCCCTATCCAGCGTACTTCACCGTAAGGCTCAGAGCCAAGCCTAAATTCAAGTATCTCATTTGCCTGGTCGCTTATTTCTAATTTTCCGGTTTTCGTATCAACATACTCTCCGGTATTCTTGTCCATTACACGCTTATCGCCGAACTCCTTGAAATATACCGTCTTTGCATTTATGCAGCGTTTCCGGCGTACAATTTTTTCTCCTTTGTAATAGAAATCTGACATCACTGTTTCATCCGATTCCCTTGACTTTTCAACAGTGTAAATATTATTCAGACAGTAAACGCTTTCAACCTTGCCTTCATTGTCCCTCAGCACCTCAAGATACGCTATTCCGTAAGTTTCCCTTGCTTCAACTATCTGCTCAAGTATTTCCTTTATATCGCAGTCCAGGGACAAAAGCTCCACAATTGACTGAAGCCTGTTAAATTCTTCTTCAAGGTTCTTGGTATCCTGCACATCCTCTCTGTATCTTACTCCCAATCCGAATCCGGCTATATTTTTTGCATATGCCGCAATACACTGGGGAAGTATTGAAGAATGGGTCACAAGATTTTTATATCCCTCAAGGGGCGCTTTGTAAGGAATCCATTCATTGTAACTGTTTTCTGATTCCTTTATACCTGTAGGTTCGTCCGATTTCTTAACCGGCTGTTCGGCTCTTATTATTTCCGCCTTTATTTTATGGGTATTTCTGTTTTTACTCAAATTACTGCCCCCTTTCCTTTTTAAACTTCACCGGCAGACAGCAAAGCAGTATGCAGTCCGCCTCATCGGGAGAATGTCCGCCCCTTTTCTTTATTGCATCCTTGCTTTCTACTCTCAGCCTTGAATCGTCCGTCATTTCATATTTTCTAACAGACAGCTGCGCTATGAGGTCATTGTCATTGGGAAGTATCAGCTCTATGGGCTTGGGCTTTCCCTCCTCATCATGAGGCGACAGAAGATTCCTTACAACGCTCATCATATATGTTGTAGAATCAAAATAATGCGGATGCTTCATTCTCTGTCCGAACTTCACCGGGAATATTTCAAGCTGACTGAACCTCTTTGGATTATTCCTTTTTATCTGCCTCAGACGGTCTACTACTCCGCCTCCGAGTCCTCCGTCATCTATCTTTACCGCTACAGGACTTTTGTACTTGGGATACTTTTTCAGCAGCATTTCATAGCACATCACTATATCATCAGCAGTTTTCATTGTATCCTGCCCCTGCCGCTTTCTGTATATTTCAGCTTTTTCATTTACCTTGTACCCTATTACGGTTTTATCATCCCCAAACCTTGCAACGTCACACCCGATATGTATAAGGCTTGGTACTTTAGGTTCTTCAAATTCTGCTGCGGCTGACCTTTCAACCAGTTCTCGGCTACGCCCGAAGCTTCATCAACAATAAACAGCATATTATCCTCATGAAACCCCTGCATATTCTCGGGCTTTGTGGCTGTCCTTGCAGTTGCAAACCATCGTTCTTCATTTCCGGCAACTTCAACCTTAGTTTTTTTCCATTTCAAAACAGCCTTTAAAAGAGGACTTTTTGACTGCCATTTTGATATTTCCGCCCACAGCACATCATTAAGCTGCTGTTTTGTAGGCGCTGTCGCTACCACCCTTGAATACGGAAAACAAGTCAGAAACCACAGTGCAAGAACAGCTTTGCAGCCTGTTTTTCCTACGCCCTGACCGGACCTTACCGTTACCTTATTTGCCCTTGCTATATCCCTAAACACCAACCTCTGCCAGGTATCCGGTTCAAATCTGCATACCTCACGCCCGAAAAGCTCTGGGTCTTTACGGTATGCAGGTATCTTCTCCCTGAAAATCTTTACAAAGTCACCGCTCTTTTTCTTGCCGCTCATAACCATCTTCCCCGACCAATGCTTCTATCCAGGCCTTTGCCATACTGCTTTCCGCCGTTTCTGAACTTCCGTTCATATTTATAAGCTCACGCACTGCCGATATATCCGGCAAAGCTGTCTTTCTGATATGTTTTACTTTTTTTCTTCCGCTGCTGTCAATTGTTATCTCTTCCTCGCTGTATTCTCCTCCGGAAGCCGCAACAAGCAGCGCTTTTTGTATTTCCGTATCAACAAGCTCGGGATTCGACCTGATAAATTCTGCAAATTCCTGACTTCGCTTCTTAAATTCTCCCGTCAGTTTATCCCTTTTCGGCTTGCTGTCAGTTTTTAAAAACTCTTCATACAGACTTTTTATTCCGCCGAGACTTCCGCCGTTTATTCCTTTCCGCCCGGCTTCATAATTATCTATCCCTTCAAGCAAAGACTTTATACTTTTGTTCTTCAGTACGCCCATTTTTTCACTTCCTTTTCAGGGCACAAAAATAAGGGCTGTAATGCCCCTCTAAGCGATTCAGTTTTTTATGGATAAATTTCTCCTTTGATTTTCTTCAAACGTTTTTAAAGGGCGCTAAAACGTTTTTAAACGCATATCCCCATTTGGTATGCTCCGCCATTCAGCATTTTACTTTTAAAAAGCCGTTTTTGACCCTATTCCGCTGAACTGATATGCACAGGACGAATCAACCGTACACATTCTCATTCAGGGATTTAAACATATTCTGCCGGCAGAGTCACACGCTTGGAAACTCCGCATACGGATATTTCTATTCTAACTCTCTTATGCCTGAGATCATAATCTATGTATCCGCCCCGATAATTTCTCAGCGGTCCGGACAGAACACTTTTTATTCCTTCGGCTGTTACATATATTTTTGAAGGTTCAATTGGTCTTCCTCCGTTCCACAGCCAATTGATGTGCTGTCTTTCAGGCTCTGAAAGCTTTTCGGGACTGCCCTTTCCAAGAAAATTTATTACTCCCGATACATTCTTTATTCTGTAATAATCCTCCGGCTTTATTTCTTCCGAGTCTATAAATATATATCCTGAAAACACAAGCTTTCTTTCATGAAGCCAAGTACCGCCGCGACGTATTATCATTATCTTTTCCGGCGCTTTCGCCTCATACCCCAGCTTGCCGAGAAATACAGCACACGCAAGCTCGCTTCCGGTTTTTGTCTGTACAGCATACATTACAGCGTGCCTTCCTTTTCCTTTAAAAATTCTTTGACCTGCTTATACAGCTCCGGCCGTTCCGACGCCATTGCGTCAAATATCAGCGTCCTGAACTAATCCGCTCCGCTTTCAATTATGTCCTTTGATTTAAGGTCGGCGTTCCTTTTGTATGCCGCTGCTCTGGCTAGGGACACCGCTGATTTTACAAGAGTATCGAAATTCTTTGATTTAATTTCCTCGTCCGGCATTCGGCTTACTGCGTCAAGCACCTGACTGCTTAATATCCTCAGTATCCCCTCCGCCATATCTATATCAGGGTATCTGTCTATTTCTTCCGTAAGCGCCCTGAAGTTTTCCTGGGATAACCTGATACGCTCAAGGGATTCACGAAAACGCTTTACATATCTGTGAACGCTTCCTATTGATATTTCCGTTCCGGTTGTTCTTATGTAATCCACTATCTCACGGTATACAAATCCGGCTCTTATCATTTCGTCCACTGCGTCCTTGACGCTTGGTTCAAGACCGTCGATTATGCTGTGCTTTCTGTTTCCGAGCGTGCTCATATTTGCACCTCCTACAGTTCTATGCATTCGTCGGCTTTTGCGCCTACAAGTATTCGCACTCCGTCTGCCGTAAGTTTAGCGGACAATTCTTTATACGACTTAACATCTGAAAGAGCCATGGCTTTTCTGCTTTCCGTATTTCTAAGCTTTAAATATCCGCCCTCATACAGATAGTCAATGCTTCTCAGCATTTCGGATTCATCTATATCAGGCAGTACATATTTTAAATCTGTCAGCTTTTTAAAATCTCCGGCAAGAATATTCAGTGTTTGGAGTATCCTGCCGTTGCTTGCAAAAAAATTGCCGTTCTCTATTTTCTGCCTGATTTTTTCCGCTTCCGAACCGTTCATTTTGATTCCCCCTTTATTTCAAGAAGTATGTCCATGATTCTGTCCAGTCTTCTCCTTGTATCGCTCTGCTCACGAAAAAAGTCTTCCCTTGTTATGTAATCCTCTTTAATCTTGGCTATATCCCTTTTGCAGTCGTCCAGCTCCGCAATGGTTCTTCTTAAAAAGAACGATATTACCGCTATTCCGCCGGTCAGGACTGCTTCGATTATCAATGTAAAAATTCCCTGAGTCATTTTTCCTCCCTCTCGGTCAATACTACACGTATATTTATATTTATATTATACATTAAGTATTGATAAATGTAAAATCACAAATTTCTTTTTTTAATTTCCCTTTTGGTATTTGTTGTCAATATACAAATACTGTTTGTTTTATTTGTATAAACCGGCTAATTTAGTATTTTTTGTTGATTTTTGGCAATTTCCTATGTTAAAATGTATTTAATTAATTAAATCTTTATTTAAGGAGAATATGTGTTAATATGTCAAAACTGCTGTCTATGGAAGAAATAACAAATATAATTTATAATTACATTCAAAACTATAGAATTAATCAAGCGATTCTTTTAAATGGCGAATGGGGATGCGGTAAAACATTTTTTATAAAAAACAAATTAATACCCTATCTCCTTGAACAAGATAATCAGGTACTTTCAATATCTTTATACGGAGTATCCAAAATAGAAAAAGTACAAGATATGATTTATGGACAATGGATTAAAAATGTAGTTCAAAATAAAACTCAAAAGCTTGGACCATTCGGCAATTTGATATCAAAAGGTATAGATTTGTTTGGCAGCAATGCAATTAAGTTTGTAGAAAACAGAAAAGCAGAAGTTGTTAAAGGCATTCTTAAAAAGAAAATTGGAAAATTAAAGAATATAATTCTTATTTTTGATGACATTGAAAGATGTCAAATCAATATTCTTGAATTAATGGGCTTTCTAAACAACTTATCCGAGAACAATGAATTTAAAATAATAATGGTTGCAAATGAAAAAGAAATAGATAAATATGAAGATGATATTCCAAAGCTAAAGACTGACAATGTCACAAAAAAAGATTCTGATAACACTGCATATGAATCAAATCAATTAAACAATCGAAAGTCTAAATACCAAAGAACCAAAGAAAAATTGATTGGATTAACCATTCTATATAATATTCCAATCAGGGAATCATTTGATGAAATTATAAAAGAATATATAACAAACACTGATATTCAAGATATAGTTCTAAATAACAAAGAAAAAATTATCGAATTGTTTCAACATGAAAAACACAGAAACTTGCGCTCATTAATTACCGCATGTACAGCAATTGAGAATATTATCTCTTCATTAGATCAAGAAAAAATATCAAATAAAGAATATTTTCAAGAAGAACTAAATTTAATTGTAAGGTATATAGTATATTCTTCAATAAGAAAAGCAAATGGAACAGGAGAGTATAATCGGTCTTATGCCTTACGTTTTGGTATTGTAAACGAAAATCAGTCTAATGTGCAACACATTGAAATATACAGATACGCATTTATTGACGAATACTGGGAAACGCTTTGTATGGATAAAGATGCTGCTTATTCTGATATCAATGCATCGATAAAAGAAAAAATCACTATCAATAAAACTCTTAAAAGCAGAAGAAAACATGAATCATTAGCGCTTAACCATCTTAAACAGTGGTATCTTTTAGAAGATAAAGAAGTTGAACCGCTTATTCAACAAACCAAAAAAGAATTAAGCAAAAAACAATATTTTCCTCAAGAGTTCAAAGGTATTATTTTAACGTTAATGCACATAAATAATCCAAATTTCGGATTAAATTCCGAAGAAAGCCAAACAAAAAGTAGTTTACTCTTCGATTCGGCTGATCCCAATCTTTCTTTTGATATAATAGATAACACCAAAAAAAATGAACCTCATCAATACAATGTTCCAAAAACTGACATTTCTGAATTTGTTAATTTAATGGTACAATATTTTGATGACGAGCAATTTGTACTTACTAAAGAAATGATATACATAACATCAAGTGATAACAAATTTGTGTGTGATTACATAAAATTAATAATGCCAATAATCAAAAAGATCGAAGAAAAAGAATTACGTACAATGTCGACAGATAAAGACGGTAATTTGGTATCTGAGATACCATGGGATAGTGAATTTGAAGAATACTGTCACAGTAATAGCGCCTGCTTTATAACTAAGGGCAGATTCTTATCTATGTTTGATTACAATAAATTAATTAAGCGTCTTATAGAAGCTTCCCCAAAAGAAGTTTATAATCTTTATAACGGATTAAGAGAAATATATTCATTTTCAAGTTTTTCTGATATATATTTTGCGGATTATGAAATTATAAAATCCATAAATAACTATTTTTCAAAAGATTCCGATTCGTTGAATGAAAATAAAAGCAGAAACAAAGCAATTGTATTAAATACGCTTTATGATGATTTAAAAAAATATGAAAATGAATTAAATAGAAAAAAACTAGGTTCGGTATAAAACTGAACCTGGTTTTAATTGAGTTTATTTGCATTGTTATACAATTATATATTACAATTTAAGCTGTCCGTCAATAGGGGCATTTTTAAGTTTCTTAAGCTTTACAGCCGTAATGCTGCGAATCGTCTTTTTTGACAAATTGTATTCCTTAGAGAGCTCGCGATAGTTGTATCCGTTAAACTTTTCGCATATTTCCCTGTTTCGGTCGGATTTCATTATTGTATCGGGCTTGCATATGTACACCGAGCCTCCTCCGTAATTCATAACCAGTTTCTTGTATGCTTCAATTCCTATCAGAGCGGCAAGCTCATACTGCTCTCCGTAAAGATTATCTATCGTTATGCTGTTAATATCCATTTTATTTACCCGCTTTTTTTCTTTCCGCTGAGGAAACATATCTTTTCAGGTTATCAATGAGTATAGAGCCCTGCCGGACTGTTACCATCCGAAACGGAGCTTCATTTTTCATATTTATATCCATATCAAGGATTTTTTTAACCGCTCCTTTCATTCTTTCTCCTGCTGGCGCTGCTGATTTATCTATCTCACCAAGAATATATATCAGCCGCCAAGCCTTGTCCTGCTGTTCCTTTGACATTCTTCCGGGCGGAACATCAACATATTTTATAGATTTTAACGATCCCTTCAGTTGTTTAAGCTCGCTTATAATACCGCTTGCTTCAGACTTCGTTAAGTCTTTTACGGATTCCTTTTCTGTTCTGCTGTAAATAAGTATATGTAATTCATCGTCATGAGTATTGTTATTGATTCCGATACCCGATGCTAAAGAATAAATCATCTTGATTTGTTTTCCGGTTATCATCAGTACCCCCACAGCAATATTTATTTTAAATAATTTTTTATATAACAACTTTTATCGTCAGAGCCTGTTTGCCGCAATATTAAGGCGGTTTCTTTTTTCCGCCTCGGATATGTATTTATTACATTTTTCTGCTGCTCTGTAATTCGCACCGTCAATACAATTTTTACGGTTTAAGCATTTACTGCACTTGTCCATTTTTATGTAGTCCCTTTTTATGTTAAGCAACTCAGAAAGCTTATTTTCATACCACTGAGCTTTTAATATATCTTCCTCTCCGTTCTTTTTATCTGCTCTGAAACGGTATTTAAATATATTACATTTGCAAAATCCTATTACCGCTTCTATCCCAAATAAGTCAATCATTATATCTATACACTCACGTTTTCCCTGATAATGCTCAGGATGATTTATATTATCATTGTTCTTCAATTTCATCCATCTCCAATATCGTTTTACATGCTGCTTCAAAATCTCTTCGCATGAAATTAATTATATTTATTTTGCCAATAGTAATTTCTTTATCACGCTCACATACAGCGCTACGATATTCTTCTAAAACTCCTGTGTAATCAGTTATTAAGAAAATAAAGTTTTCATTAATATCATTTAAAGCTCGAACAAAAGCCTTTTTAATTTTTTCTTCTGATAAGTCATCTAAAAGTTTGATTGCCCATTCTATTGAAGCCAAATCATAATCAACTTTTATTTCAGTATGTTCAAATCCCTCAGCTGTCTTTAATTCTGCTTTTCGTTCTCCTAATACCAGTTTAGTTTCATCTATAATTTCAATCAATGTATTCATTTTATTTTAAACTCCCTGCATGGACATTTCCTTGAACTTTCAAAACAATATTTACGGTGCTTGCAGTCTTTACACGTCATCTGTCTGTTCCTCAAATGCCTTTTCAGCTTCTTCACGAGTTGTGAAAATACAATCTCCAAAATCCTCTGGCACATATGTATCATAACTTCCTTCAGTTGTTTTGCAAATTATCGAAATACTGTCTTCCACGATTTCTATTTCATTACACTTTACCTTTTCTATATATTCATTCTCAGTTTCAACATAGTATTCTTTAACGAATAATACGTCTCCTGCCTTGCAAGGTAAATCAACCATTAAAGTTTCATCCCTATAAAAACTACAGTGTTCAGCCTTTATCATCCGTATTCCATTACATTCTTCAAGCGATTTGCACACCTCATAGTGTAAACATTTTTCACACTTCATTATTTTTTAACCTCCTTTTAATCTCATTTTTCAGTTCTTTTAAAGAACACTGACTTAAAATCTGTTGCTTTTGTATGCATGATTCAGGGTTTATGTACTTTTTCATTCTTTTTCTTATATCCTTATCCGATATATCAAAAAGTTGAAAATTAGCCTTCTTAGCTATCTCTGTATCATTCAATATTACCCACCACATATTATTCAGGTCGTGGTATACAATTCCACGATTTAGGTATCCTTTATGATCTCTGAAATATTTTAGATCCCCATTAAATATTGTTTTACCATCCCGATCAGTATTGTTGTATGATTCCCCGCAAGTTGTACCATTCAGTTCCGATAAATCAAAATCCATACTTTCCTCTGGATGGTGACAGCTTTGAACATAGCTATATTTTATTTCGTTCTCTGCTGTACGGCAATCCGGCTTTGTTATATTTTGGGCAAATTCTGAAAGAAAACTACAAATTTTATTAACTGCTAAAATGTATTGTTTCTTTATCAAATATGGCATTTTCTTAAACTTATCAAAATCGTAATAACCTCCGTTAGAATTTGCAGTAACCAACTCTTGATAAAATACAACTTTAAAACCTTTTGGGTATCTGCTTGCCTTAAATTTTAAATCACCTTTTACTCCGGCAAAGTGATCTTTTCTTATTATCTTAGATACTTCCATATCATTATATATTTCAAAACCATAATTCCTCATCATATTGAAAATTCTATGAAGAAGTCCATAATGCTGGAACTTATGCCTTAACCAATTATTACATGGTCGTTCATCATTATTTATGAATAATAATGTTGTATCATAAAATAAAAATCCATTCATTCAAAATCACTTCCTATCAATCAAATATTTGATTTAATTACTTTGAATATCTACTTATTCTCTTTTAGGTTTTAGATATTCATCTACTCTTGCATAACCCCAAGCCCCCTGCCAGTATCCATGATCGTCTCCGGCTACAATTTCTCCGTCCACCATAGGCACAACAGGCAAATCTGGGTTTTCCTGCATGAGTTTAAATAAATCTTCTCAATTCTCTCTTTCCGTCATATTTTTCTTTCCTTTATGTTACTTCTATCAATTTCCTCTTGAATTATGTTAAGAACCTTTTCAATCGCGTCAATATAGCAATTTATATTCGATATGCTTTTCTTATCTTCCGGTAAAAGTTCTAATTCACTCTTGTAGTAATCGTATACCTCATGCACTCTCTTTTGTATGGTCAGCAGATTTTTATTTGCCATCATATTCAATCTTTATCATAACAAAGGGTTTATACTGTTGAAAAGCCCATCCTGCATTTCGCTTAAGCTTTCTGTAAACTTATCAATACATTCAGACAATTCAGCGTAATATTCAACATATTCTTCATCTATCCTTTTTTGGTGGCTTTCATGTATATTTTTCGCTTCTTGCAATTGCTGCCTTATATCCTTATTAATTCACATAGTCAATAATATATCTGCCTTGGCATCATTGCTAACAAAGTCTAATGTTAAAACGGCAATTAACAGATTATTAATTGCATCTAACTGTTTAATTTTAGATTTCATTGTTTTTCCTCCTGTTCCATGCTTCAATTACACGTTCTTTAAACTTTTCATCAATAGTATCAAATTCAATATTTCCACCAAACAAATGAATTTTTAGTTCTTCCATTACGGCACCGCCTTTTGCAAAGCACTTAGCACATTCCACACAAGCGGTATATTCTATCACCATTCTTTTATGTGGGGCAACCCCACTAACGTCTACTATTAATTCATTACTTCCGCAAAACGGACACGGTTTTAATTCCTTATGCATTTTTCTTCTCCATTTTTACACCACATTTAGGACAATAATTAGAAATATCAGTTGATAACATTTCTCTGCCACATTCGGAGCAGTGCACAATCTGGTCCTCACCATATACCCACTCACCATACCTCACTGGTTCTGCTTCTATGGTCGGTTGATTTTTAGTTACTGATAAAGCTATTTCAAAATCTTCTGAATATGAATTTGTATTTTTGCATTCTACTATACAATTTTCAAAATGTTTTTGTAATTTTTCTGCATCTATCAATCTCATTTACATCCACCTAACCTTTATAATCTTCAAATTTATTAACAGTACGGAATATCCATCGGCAATTCACCCATCTTTGTAAATGTTCTATCTCCTTTGGAGCATTCTCTTTTTGATATATCATTACATACGGACTATATCCTAATTCTCTCAGCGTATAAATTCTATATAAATCTTCTTCAAGCGTACTGTTATAATTTGTCAGAACATATACAACCTTGTTTCTGTCTGATTTGATTTTTGTATGCTCTGAAAAACGCCTAAAGTATCTTGTTAAATCCTGTTTAGGATTATCCCACGCAAAGTGCAGCATAGTAACCTTTATTTTATTTAATAACTCAATGTTATCCGGATTAGTCAATCGAATGTCTATTCCCTGTGTAAAGTCTACTCTTGCCTTACTCTCAGCTAATTGCTTTAATAAGCTCTCATAATTTCCACAAGCCAAAATATTCGGATCAAGTAATTTTATTTCCTTTTGTCCTCTCCAAAATTCATCTAAATCAGCAACTTGTTTTGAACATAGCCCCTCTTTTTCACCTACTACACAAAATCCGCAATTTCTCGGACAGCCTCTTGTCAGAAATCCCACTGCATATTTATATTGCGGATATAATGCATAATCGGGATATATATGCTCTATTTCTTTGGGCAAAGAACTATTTTTTGATTTGTCAAATACCTCTCTCCCATTTTTTACACTTATGCAATACCCTGTTCCGCCTCTTTTCACTTCATCAGCTTGTATAACACTGTCTATATCAATATCGTCCGTAAAGCTGAATACTTTTGAAGCATAAACTAAATCATATTGATTTATTGGCATATACATTTCAACTTCATCGCCGATGGCTTTATGATAAGCTGACAGCTTCATTAACGGCAGGCTCCGAAAATTGTGGCTGTCCGTCCACAGCCCTATTTTGGACATTATTTATTCTCCTTTCAGCTTTTTAAACAATCACACTTCTCTGCTGATCGGCTCATTCCTGTGTCAAGAGCGGATTTAATGCTTTGTGCTACCGCTGTTACCACTGTTGTTGTAACAGCATTTCCAAACTGCTTGTATGCTTGGCTGTCGCTTACCGCCTGCTTCCAATCCTGCATAGGGAATGCCTGAAGCCGACCGTATTCCGTCGGCGTCAGTTTTCTAACACGGTATCTCTTTAAATCCAATATCTTTACCTCCCTCATGCCTCCTCCGCATGCCGTAAGTGTCGGGGAAATACCCTCAGGGCTGTAAACTCTTTTTATTACGTCAAATCCTTTTATATCTAAATGCCCTATTATCTGCAAATCACTCATTGCCGTCCTCCTTTTCAACAATTACAAATCGAGGTTCTTTATAGTCTCTTGCCGTAAGCGTTGGAGATATATTATCGTATATTCTGCACTTGCCCTCTTTTTTCTCTGAGAGGGTTCTGCAACTATTCCGTGCATACTAAAATGTGCTGAAATGTGCTGATAATTGCGTTTCTTGCTCAAGCTCCCTCCCAACACAGAGCGTCTTTCCGCAACCGTTCAGATCTAATAATTTGCTTTTCTCACAAATCGCTGTTGTAACCGTATCGGCAGTTTCGCAGCTCTCAATAATTACACCGTGAATGTCCTGCGTTGTAAGAGTAAACATTTCTGCTTCCTCCGGCTTGCTTCGCGGACCGTTCTGCCTTTTATTTTCTCTGCCGGGTGTAAGTGTTGCGTGTACTTTTCCGAGCCCGTCCAGCTTTTCAAGAGCCTGCGCAATGATTGTTCGTGCTTTCTCGTCGGGAATATAGTATTTTTCATCAACAACCTCGTCAAGCACGGTTGAAAGTTTTGGCACACTCTCATGCTGTTCCTCCGGGAACACAAATGTTTCCGCCTCCTGTTTAACGCCGACTATGTAATACCTCTCTCTATTCTGCGGAACATTCCAATACTTGCTGTTGAACAACCGGACGTGGGCTGTATACCCTCTTTTCTGAAATTCCTGTTCTAAAACAGGAATATATTGTTTTAGTCCTTTTACATTCTCTGCCATTAAAACCTTCGGCATTTTTTCCGGGTTGTTTTCCTCTGTTTCGTCCAATAGCCTCATAACTTCAAAGAACATTCCGCTTCGGCTTGCCGCTGTATGGTGCGTCCCCTCGCATTTCGGACATTCAACGCCGTTGTTGTATTCTGCATCGTCCAGTGTAAACTCCTCGCCGCAGTCTGAACACTTAAAGCAAAACCCTTTCCTTACCCCGGCTACGCTTAAGTCCTGACAAGGAAATCCAAACGCCCATACATCTGCACACGGTATATCTGCGTGTGTAAGTTCCTTAACATCTGCCTGTATAACATGGCTGCCCACGTTTTTACGGTAAGTCTCTACTGCATATTTATCAAAATCACAAGCCCAAATCACATCAAATCCTGCTTTTTGAAATCCAATGCCTACTCCTCCGGCGCCGCAAAAGAAATCGTTTACCCTATATACCACTTTTTCTCCTCCTATCGTTCATGAGAGATTGTAAAACTGCTATTCATATTATTGTCCTCTGCTTTCTCTCTCTATGAATTAGCGGATGGTATCTCCTGTATTATGTATTTCATCTTGTTTTAACCTCTCAATTAATTCTCCTGCCTCAAATTCACATTCATGACAGTATACATACCATCTTCCGTTTTTTCTTTCCGGCTGTTCATTCTAATCTCCGAAATTGTTTGCAAGGTTCTTATACTCTTTATTTGTTTATTTAATTATTTTTTCGTCAAACTTCTTGACAATTTTTGCCTTTTATGTTATTATATACACGTTACAATTTTATACCTAAAATACGTCCTGAGCTTTTTGCCGGGGCGGATTTTTTGCCCATTTTACTTATACAGCCACTGATTGGTTATCCTGCGTTTTTCATCTTGAAAGTCTCCCGAACATTACTTAATGTATACTTTTTCATTTCATTGCATTATGTATTTTAATTCAAGCAAAACTTTCAATTGATATTTTAGTAGTTTCTTCCACACAAACAGCTGCTTTACAATCAAGCAGGAATTTTTCAAATGCTTCCTGCGAAAATTTCCCATCATTATTTATCCTGATAATTGTCTGAAGCCTGTTCCAGCTGATTGCTTCCGCTGCCAAATATGCTGTATCACTTGCGTCCTTTTCTGATAACCCGCCTATCTTCATCAGGTTCTTTTTATCTGTATCAAAATTCTTTCCGTTCAGTTTTCTCAGCAGTGACTTTTTAGCTTTTTCATCACATTTCAGGCTGTTTATAAGGCTTTCCACGCTGCCTTGGCAATACGCTTCATGCTGAACCGCCGCAAGCATTCTTTTTCCCTCAGCGGTAAGTTCCTCAGTATGCTTTACATTTACCAAATCAGGATACGCTTTTCCGAATATATCTTTAAACAGCGACGGCGTTACATTCTTTACAACATCAGCTATTGTAATAGTTGCCTTAGCCTTATCTCCATTAAAAGAAACCGACTTATACTTTGTGTTTTTCAGTTCCTCTTCTCCTGCTATCTGCAGCTTAGCCTGAAGTCCCGAATATTCATTATCCAATCTAAGCTTTTCTTCTTTTATTGCCGCCATACAATCAATAATCTCTGCTATCTCCATTTAAATTACCTCTTTCATTTCAGCTGAGCAGTCTGTACATACACATACATCCTTGTATTTTTTTACACTTATATGCGTACCGCAGAAACGGCATAGATCAATATGAGGTCTGATAATCAAGCCTCCGTCCTCCTGCGGAATCAAATCTACAGCCATTCCCGGCTGCCATCCGAGTTCTGCTCTCAATGCCTTCGGAACTGTAACAGCTGACTTGTTTGTTAGTTTTTTGGAAATCATTTTATTCCTCCGTTCTTTTTATTTTTCCTTGACTCTGCGTTCCCGGGCTTGTCACCGTTCCTGTTAAGGAGCCGCATTAAGGCGAGGGGCTTGCCCCTCTATTTTTTCCGGCAAATATTATATAAAACCGTTTTGTAAATAACAGCTCCGGAATTACGTATATCATCTTTGATTCTTTTGTTGACCTCACGGTTTATCACTTGAAAAAACTTGTATTTAATACACTTTGAATGACATTTAAACGCTCTTTCGCAGCAATCTTGACAAGGACTTTTTAATTTATTCATTCCATTAGCCTGCTTTCTTTTGTTTAAGCGCCTTAAATGATATGATTCCATGACACCTTGCGCCAAAATTACCGTTTTTATACATAGCTGTATTTTTGAATGCCAATTCACTATAACTAAATGCAAAGTTACTTTGTTTACAATCTGAAGAGTTCGGAAAAGTCAAGTGAAATATTACTTCCGCATCCTTCATACTTCTTGCTTTAACAATTACCCATCCGCCTTTAAACGGATGATTCTTATCAGTTCCAAACGTAAAATAATAACTTTTCATCTTTGGTTATCCTCCTCGTATAAATGCTCGTATTCTTTTGTGAATCCCATAACCTTTCTAATGCGCCCCGCTTTCGGCTTCATATACAGGAACGCATATTCTGTTTCAAACTGCTTAATCTCTTTTGCAAGGTTACCCTTATCCATATCCTTTACCGCTCTGCGCATTGATTTATTAAGCTTCCTGAGCCTTTTATTGAAATGACTGTAAGCTTTATACCTTATTACAGCTTCTCCGATCTCACAGTTTATTTCGGCTATAACCATTATCACCGAAATATATATGTACTTTATATTCCAGTCTATTGCAAAGGCAGCGCCGAATCCAAGCGCCAATCCTGCAAACACCATTCGGGCTTTATACAACGCCGAACACTGTCTCTCCGCATTTTCTATCAATTCATTTTCATATACTTTCATTTTATTTTACCGATTTTTTTATCGTTTTTATTGTTCCGGTCCGCTTATGTACAATACTTACCATATCCCTGGTTTCTTCTGTTACAAGCCAGTTATCTGGTAAAAGCCGTACCCCCGATATCAATATTTTCTGCGCACGTGTTGGCCGCTTACCTCGTTTCATATTCTTCTCCTATATCTGCATATCCATATACTTCATCATTGCTATGAGTCCCTGATAACTATAATTTTCATTATCATATGCATTTGAAAACAGATTGATCGCACCCCTTAGCGCCTGCGGGGTTTTGGCAACATTCCACAGCAAATCAATTTCCTCTTCTTTATGTTCTGCTTCGAGAATCGGAAAAAGCTTTATTATATCATCGCGCTCAATCTCTTCTTGCGTATATACCTTTTTTTGCTTTGTTCTGTTGGTTATCTGCGCAAATTCAGCCTTTTTCCCACTGTATTTTCCAACAGTTTCAAGATTGCCTACAAAACATATCCCCAGCGTCTGATTGTTATCATTAAAATAATCAGAAAAGCTTCTCAGAACTTCTATTGTTTTAGGCGGTAAATGCTGTGCCTCATCAAATATAAGCACCATTCCGTCTGTAAGGGTATCGGCAATAGACAGCCACAATTCATCCCTTGTTTTTTCAGCAGACGCTCCGATTTTTGAAGCTATTAGCTTCAACAGACTTTTTATTGCCGTCAGACATGGATTTACTGTTATAAGCACACTATTTGTTGGATGTTCCTTCACAAACTGCTGTGCAGCTTTTGTTTTACCAATACCTGCTGCTCCGCATGCAACCGCAAGCCCTCCCTTTACCTGACATACACGGATTATATCGTAAATTTCAGTAGATATACTTGTTTCTGCATAGTTTATTTCCGAATACGTAAGCTTAGCTTCTTCCTTTGTATCAAAATATCCTTCCAGTATGTCAAATATTTTCTGTGGATCTGCCGGATATTTTCTATTCCTTATTTGTGAAATTGTCCCATTTGAAATGCCAAGGAGCAAAGACAGCTTCTTCTGGGATAATTTTCTGTCTTGCTGAAGCTTATCCACTTTAGACAACAGTTCAAGCTGCCGTTCATTATATATTTCATCCATATCTACTTCCCCTTCCTTTTTAAGCTGTTTCTTTCTATTTTTTTGAGATCAACTATAACCGTTCTTTCTGCTCCTGCCGCTTTTTCAAACTCCTCTGCCTGAACTTCATTTGCCTTAATAGGAATTATGTTAGACGGCAGTTCAATTTTAAACTTTTCGGATTTATTTTTCAGTGCTTTTCTCAAAGTCATGTCAAACATAGTAATCTTCTGATCGTTTCTAAGGTTTGCCGATATTCCTTTAACCTGTTCCCTGACAAATTTTCCAACAGCTCTGATAATCTTTTCGCCGTCTGCAATTTCCTCTTTTTTCTCTGTTATATAATCAGTCAGAAGCGCGTCTGCTAATTTCCAGGTAAACATATATCTGTCTTCTTCATCATATATCCTTACGCTTCTTAGGTCTGCCGGATCATATCTGACATATACTTTCTTCTGAAGATTTTCAACCGTTTGCCTGATGTCCATATACCACAGCTTTTCTCCGAATATCTCTACGCACACGCCGTTTCTTTTAATTTTCTGAATACGTGTACTGCGCATTAGAAGCAAATTCAATTCTTCCGGATTTGCCATTCTTACTGATTTGCAAGACTTGTTCCAAACATCAAGCCTTGTCATATTTTTATAACAGGCTTCTGCTCCTCCGTACGGCTGTAAATTATAATCTCCGTCTATCCATGTATCAAAAAAATTCCGTATTTCAAAATCTCTCGGCAACTCACCGTTTTTTATTCTTCTTTTTAAACTTTCAGGACGTTCAAGTATTGTTCCTCCGCAATATCCGCTGAAAATTTTTGAAAACTGATTTTTTACAGTGCTGAATGTCCTTTCTATTGGCTTTGCCCTTGCATTACATACCAGAGCATTATGCATTTCAATTCCAAGACGTTTTAAGATAGTAGACGGTATTTCAATTGTTTTGCTTTTGCTTCTATGACCCAGTCCCCCAAAATCCTTGGTAAGAAACTCTCGTCCGTTATCTACATATATACATTTCGGCGCACCAAATCTCATTATTCCGTGCCTCAATGCCAAAGTTGTCGACTGTGAACTTGGACTGTCCGTTATATTCCATCCTACCAATACTCCTGATTTTGCATCAAGAAAAGCAGTAAGGTACAATCTATGTATATTTTCTTCATCATTAACCGACTGTATATCAAAAGTATGATTATCGGCTATCCAGCACTCATTCGCTTCGAGTTTGTCATACATTCGCTCTATAAAAGGCAAACATCTGTCATTAAATGCCTTTTCGCCGTCTCTCATAAGGACCTTTACAGCATAATTCACATCACTTTCGATATGCCGTCTGAATGTTCTTAACGTTGGGATGCTATTAATAAGTTCGGGATAAAAATCTTCTGCCCATCCAACAACATTTCTGTAGCATGCGGCGGCAGTTGGGCGTTTATCGTCAAGCCAGTACCAAAGAAATGCGTCCCATACTGCTGATGGTATAGCGCTTGCGCCCTTGTTCCAGGCGCCCCGCTTGTCCACCAAACCATTAATATCATTAGCTCTATATGCTGCCAGTTTACGGTACAGTATATCTCTGCTTATTTGCAGATCAGGATGTTCAAGCTGACATTTTCCTACAAACATATTATCAGCATGAGACTTATTTTTATATTTTCCTCTGATATTAAGCCATTCTTCTATTATTTCAGTCCACAAACTTACTTCGGAACGCTCCGCTTCTGACATTTCTTCAAGCGTCTTTAAAACGCACTTTTTCTCTTTTTTAACAGGCTTTTTATCTGATTTTAAATCAGGGAGTATCATGTCTGATTTAATTCGGCCATAATACTTAGCTTGCAGTTCCTCCGAAAGCGCCGACACAGGAATCATATAACATAGTTTCTTATTTTGCGGGTGCGGTCTCTGCTCGGACGGAATTTTTCCTTCTTTAGCAAGCTTCTGAATATATTGCGGCTTGCACTCTTTTAATTCTGCATATTCTTTTACGGTCAAAAAATCCAATAACCGACACCTCCCTTCAAAAAAATCTTGACGAATACGCTTTATTCTGATATACTAATATCAGAACGTAGATTTAACTGTTGTAGCTCTTTTTCAAGAGTCTCGGCTTCTATCAGCAGTGTCAGTGCTGTGGAAACCATTTTGTGTTGAATCTGCGGTTCTTTTTTTATATCCTCGTCCGCTGCGGCTTCAACCATAAGCTTTGCCATTTTGAACACAAGCAATCTTGCCTCATATTTGTATTTTTCAAGTTCCATTAATTTCACCTTCCTTTTCGGTCTGCCTCATCAGCGCCGGTAGACCATCCCCGGCGGACAGCGGTTTATTCCGCTGTTTCGGCTATTTCAATATACTTGTCCAGTTCCTCGTTGTACTCTTTTATAACAAGTTCACATTCCCCGTCGCAGTCTTCACGCCAGTCACTTGCCGCTTCAATCGCTTCACCAAGAGTTTCATAGTCATTAACAAGACCATAATTTTCATAATAATCCCAAAGCTGAAATCTTCTCATTTATCGTTCCTCCATATTTTTATGTATATTAGTTTTAAACCACGGAAATATACAGTTTGCAAATTCCTGCTCCGCCTCAGTTCTGTTTTTAAAATATTTATCAGTGTGAAGCACACTCCTTCCATAATCTATTTCCCAAACTACATAAACTTCGGAAGATCCCTTCGCAATACAATAATTTCCGCATATTCCGTAAATTTTAAATCCGGCAATTATCGCCCCTACTCCGTACATTATTTTTTGACTCTCCTCCTTTTTCTCTTCATTTGTCTATAGTCCAACAAACTGTCTGCACTGCACTCAAGGGCTCTGGCTAAACTGCATATAACCGGCGCTGTCGGTTTGCACTCGTCATTTTCAAGCTGAGATATATACGGTTGGCTTATCCCTGTCAACTCCGCTAAATAACTTTGAGCCAATCCCCTTTTTTCACGCATGGTTTTTATCTTTCCGCCCATTGACACTTTTTATTTCCCTCCTATTTTCGCAATTATAAAAAACTTTTCTTTTGCCATAATTTCATATGCCTGTGAAACTGTAAATCCCTTATACAGCAAATGTCTTATTTCCGCACGCACTCTTTCGTATGCATCATTTGCCAATTGACATCCCTTGAATTTAACCAACTGCCCATATTTTTTATTACGGCTTATTGACACTTCAAGCCATAGATTTCCGTTTTCTTCAACTGCCTTTAAATGTAGAAAGTGATAGCTCTTTATTTCCTTATACATAATTATTTCCCCTTATTTTTCTTCTTGTTTTTATATTCTGTAAGGATTTTTATTATTAATTTATTCTTGCTTAAATGAGCATTCCATTTTTCCGTTTCCAAAAAATTGTTTAACTCTTCATCAATTACCAATGTAAATCTTTTTTTATTCATTTCCCCCTCCATTTCTTGACAAAATTAGTGTTAATAGTGTATAATTAAAAATAGTTATTAACCATTTATTGACAGAAAACGCCGAGCCAAGCCTTGTAAAAGGAAGGTGTAACGACTGGACACGGAACAACCTGCCGCCGCAGGCTGAAGGCACAGTCTGAACTCATAGGCGACTATGAGAGTTGTACAGAAATGATACAGCCACGTCTTTTTAGACGGAGTAACAATATTGTAATGCTATGTCAGAAACAATGTCAAATGTAGCAGCAGCTTCTGTTGCTACAGCATGCGCAAAGCCACATGTAAACGCTATTTTTGATAATTTAAGCAATAATATTAATCTCAACATTGAAGATAAGTATGCAGCTTGTATTGAAGATGCATGCGAAGTTCAACATATATCATTCGTTAACCCATTTATGAGAAATAGCAAGGAGGTGTATCCGCCTCGCTGTATGGCAACATACAGGCAATAATTTCCGTAAACTCGGCGAAAGTCTGTCTTTATTACATTTTAAATGTAATCTTAATAAGTAATAACTTTTATTCAAGAAAGATTTCTCCGTATATTTTTCTTAGCTGACTTTAAAGTAAATTGCATGGTCAGTTTTTTATTTATCTCTTAACTAAAATATACTTAACTGTAAATCCGAACTATCATCTACAACAAAATATTTGCGCTTGTATTTGTTAACTGACATCTGTGAAATATACATATCGCAGTTATTCATAATAAAATTTGCTATTTGCTGACACGAATAATCTCCTGATGCGATCATATCGTCAACTTTAGCTTTAAGCTCAGGATTTAAAGTTTCAATTTTGCTTGGCTGTGTGTATTTATATTTTTTTGCTCTTCGTTTAGGCTCACTTTCTATCAGGCTACTTGTTACCGGCATAATTAGCTTCATAACTTCCGAAACAACTGCCGTTGCAGTTTTTGCAATAATCTCTTCTAAATTAACATTGTTTCCGTATGATCCGTTTTTTCTAAGTTCCGGAAGAACTTCATCAAATACCCAATGTTCAAATTTCTCTGCTGCCGGAAGCTTGGAACGAATAATCAAGCGATAAAGATTTCCCTCGCTTATATACTTAGTTTCTATTATCTGTTGTGAGGCAACACCACGTTGATTAATAGTACTGGAGACCCCGTCGTGTTTCACGACCCCCTCTGATTTACAATGACGAATTACAGCATCGCGAGGATTTTTGTATCCTAAAATTTTAGCACACTGTGTAGCCGGAAAATATTCTTTACCGTCAATGATGAGAATCCTAAGTTCTCCAAATTCACTATTCTGAAATATTTTTAAATCCATGTTCTGTCCTCTCCTCATTATTTACTTGCTGATTAAACCTCCTCAAAAATCTATCATGTATCCCATACATATTGTTCATGTGCTCATCAAGCATTTTATTAATCTGCTTAAGTTTTATACTTGTTATCATCCATGACAAGCATACCGATGACGCTGCTATTAAAATTATGTATTCCATAACTCACCTTTCATTTATCGATGCAACTCATGATTTTCTTCATCAAGCTTTGCAATCTGTTCTTTTAAACTTCGTAATATTTCACTATCTTTTTTAAGACAACTTTGTGTGTCTTCAATCGCTTGAGATAATACAACAGCATTTTTTCTCATTTTGAACATAAGCTTAAACATTTTAAGGATAACCTCTTGTGGCATATCATCAGTTATACTGAAATATCCATATTCGGTTATAAGTTCATCAATCTCATATACAAGTGCACTTTCCGCACGTATCAATTTATAAAAGCTCTCATGTAAATCTGAATCGTTTAAATACCTTTCCTCAACAGTGTTATCATCATCAATCTGATTAAGTGTGTTTTTATTTTTTTCAATGTCCATATTATTTTCCTTTCTGTTTACAAGCAATTTCCTTTGTGATATAATTATCATACGGGTTATTGTAGCTTGTGTTATTGGTATGTCAATATTATATACCGAATTACCGAATAAGTCAATAGAAAAATACCGATTTATCGAACAGGAGATGATTTTTGTGAATTTTAGCCAAAGAATATCGACATTACTTATGGAAACTAATCACACTCAAGCAGAATTATCAAGATTTATAGGAGTAAAAGCAAACACTGTAAGTGATTGGATAAACAAAGGAACAAGCCCTAAAATAGAACACTTATACCGAATTGCCGATTTTTTTTCAGTATCATTTGATTATCTTTTTATTGGCAAAAATTCAGAAATTCGTGATATATCTGAATTAACTGAAAATGAACAAGAAATGCTTGATGTTTTTAAACAGTTTAATGAAAGAGAACAAATAAAATTAATAGGCAAATTAGAAGAATTATATAGACAAAAACAGATTAAAGAAAATACACAGCCTTCCGCCTTTAAAGTAGCCAGGTCTACTGACGGAACACTTAAGAAGACGGATGTATCGGACAAAGAATTAGAACGTATACATAACTTGCCGATAGATACAGATTTTTAATATAAAAAATCACCTCTATGTATATAATAATCATAGAGGTGATTTTTTTGAACTATTTTTCTTATAAAAACGCTCGTGATGCAAGTTGGTTCTTTTTAATTGATAATTCTGTTTCAGAACTTCCGGTAAGCATTCCCCCAATTTTAAAATCATTAAATATTACAGTTAGAAAAGATATCAATAACTGCCTCAGATCAGGAGAGCGTGGCTATACCGTATTTGAAAATAGTGCCTATCAAATTGTAGTTCCTGATTGTCCTGTTCCGCAAAAGCGTTATACTATTATGCATGAAATTGGGCATATAGTTATGCAACACATCATTAATAATCAAGAATATGAATACGAAGCCGAACGGTTCGCTATTGAAGTGCTTGCTCCAGCTTGTGTTCTTTGGGGGGTGGATGTCCATGATCCCGAAGAAATAGCGAAGCTTTGCAATATTTCTTTGACCGCCGCTAAAATCAGAGCTGAAAGAATGGAGCTGCTTTACCAAAGGGAACAGGATTTTCTAAAGTCAAAAGGTCGGTCTTGTTTTCTTCAATCTCCTTTAGAAAGAAAAGTTTTTGCACAATTTCGAAATTTTATTAACGAAAACAAGCCATAAAAATATGGGATGGGAACAAGTTCCCATCCCATATCAATTTAGTTCCCAGGTTCCCATCCCCTGTTAACCTCAATTTTGGCAATGTTACAAGGTCGTTTTAAACAGTCTCCTTTTTCTAAAACAACGCAAATACGTTATTTAAAGGCTTTTTTAAAACCTAAAACGTTACTAAAACGATTTTTGAGCTCAAAAATTAAAAACTTCAAAACTCATTGAAAAACTGTATTTTTAACGCTTTATTTGTGACACGTAAATTCATTTAATTATACATATTCTCATTTTTTCACACCGCTCTGCCTACGCATTTACGTGGTTTAACGCCTGTTTTTCGTTTTTTTCTGCCTTTGTACGGGTTTTTACGTTTTTAGGATTTTGCTTGTCACTTAACACATATAATTAACTATTTGTAAAGAAAAATGGAGCAAAACTCGCTTATTAAAGCTATTTTTTCTCCGAATACAATAATAATTTAAATTCTGTTAAATTCAATTTCTGTTGCTACTATATATAATCTTGCTTGACAAAAAAAATCAAACATTACTGCAAATGGTTTTTGCTTATTAAAAATATTCATTTTATAGTATTCGTTAATATCTTCAAGTTCAACTACTTCCCAACCATTTATACCATGTTCACAGCCGTTTATATCAATCCCTTGATTATCTTGCAGGAAACATTGTACATTAAAAAAAATTATCTCCGCATTAGTATTATTGGTATCTTCATCTATTAAGGTTTCCAAGCTAATCTTTAATCTTCGATTTAAAGGCTCATATTCTAATGATATTAATGAACTGTCATGTAAATAGCACGTGTTACTATCAATTATATCTTTATTATCAAATAAAATTTTCATTAATTATATCCTTTCCAAAAATATATTGACGCATATGGCTCTGGAACAGTGTCATATGTATAAAAATGTTTATGAAATTTTGATGGAACTCCCTTATCAATATCATCAATGTGATAATGTGCTCCATTTTTGTGATTGGAATTTTCATGCCATGTAAAAATAGGTCTATTTGTTAAAGGGGTAACCCATTGAATCATTGGTCCATTCTTTGTACCGTCTCTATAAACTGGCACTAATCCTATTGGCTGAAAATCATTTGGGTTTTCAGGAAAATATGCAGGTTTTTTAATAGGCAAATAAGGTATATCTATATTCTTTTCAATAGAATCAGCATCATCTTTAGCAATTGACTGCGAGCCCATAGAGGCATACAACCATGGTGCAAGATAAGGATTGTAATTTGAATCAACAAGTGTACTAAACTTTTTCTTTAAACCTGTTGGTGGTGCCAATACCGGTGCTGATGATATGCCGGTAACTTCAGATACAGCACTTGCTACCGATATAGCAGCCGAGGCAATTACAGAAGCAGCATTTTCAGCAAATTCTTCTACAGCATAAGAAGCTTTGTTTATCATTGTTGATAAACCTTCTTGTACCTCCGGTTGATTTAAAACTGATGATGCCAAATATATAATACCAGCAACTATTAACGTTCCTGCTATAATCACATCATCTACGCCTGCTATATGACCTGTAGGGTCACTGTAATAAATTGGATTATAAGTATAAAGATTCAAACTCAGAGGATCTTCATTTTTACCTGGATAAGAATCCCTTGAAATAAACCTGCCGATACTTGGGTTATAGTTTCTTGCTCTTAAATAAACAGTCGCAGTTTCCTTGTCGTAATACTCACCGCAGTAACGGAATGCATTTGTGTCATTTTCATCAATGTTTTTCTCAACGCCGAATGCGTCATATTTATAGCTCTTAGTTACTTTACCGTCTTTGTCAGTTAGGTTTACTACATCGCCGTAGGCATTCTGGATATAGTATGTATCATGTCCTATATTATATCATAATTTTAACTTTTTGTAAAGAAAAATAAAAGGAGCAACAATCTTTAAAGACTTGTTACTCCTTTTTTATATTGATTTTTACTTGCAAATTTATGGCTAATTCTGAATCTATTTTAAAGTGAGTATATAAAGAAAAATTAATTACTATTTTTTTTAATTTCTACAGCATTAATAAATTCATCAATTTCTTTATCAGTTATAATAAATGGACTAAAATAATTTTTAGTTGCCACAATCTTTTCCTCATTATTATATTTTTCCCATAACTTATCTTTAGAAACTTTAACTAATGTTTTTGAATATATTCCATTTTCATAGCAAATATGATTCTCAAGCTTCCTCCATCTTTCCCAGTCTTCCTTTTTAGCATATGGATCTATGTCAGCTAAAATGTCAACAATTTCATTCATAATTTTAGCTATTATAGGGCTGCCAGCAACATATTCGTTGTCAGGATTATCATGAAATTTAGCTTCCATTAATGCTTTATGTAGATTTAATAAATCATAATAATTAGATAATTCAAATTTTCTCATATATTCACCTACTCATTTTTCATAACTGTTATTGTTGCATTTCTTCCATTTCTAATAGTTCCATGATAGACAATTTCATTTGGTTGAGTAGGATTTATATATCTTAAATTATACTCTGCACCTGGATATGTACTGTTATTCTGTACTCATCGTAATTAGAACTCTTTCTACCCATATATAAACTATTATTCACTTCATCTGGAGAATATAAGTTAGGAGTTAAAAAAACTCGACCTCTTTCATCAGGTAATATTTTACCTGATTCTAAAATTGCCATAGCATTTTCCTCATTTGTATAATGATAATAATTATATCATATTTTTAACTTTATGTAAAGAAAAAGGAGTAAAACATACTTTCCAGTTTGTTTTACTCCGCTTAAATTTATTTAATCCTCGTGAATCAGTTCAATTACAATACCGTCAATATCAATTTTCATCATGCATTGATAAAAGGCTCTTTATAGAGTATTCATTACAATAAAAATGCATTTATTAGTTAAAACCTATTAAATTCAATTTCTGTTGCTACTATATATAATCTTGCTTGACAAAAGAAGTCAAACATAACTGCAAAGGGCTTTTCCTCGTTAAAAATATTAGTTTGTTTATAATTTTTTATATTGTTCAATTCAACTAATTCCCAACCATTAATTTCATCATTACAATTAACAGCACATATTAATTGATTATTTATTTCAATATGTTGAATATTTTTTATTTCAATTATAGCTTTATATTTATTTGTTTTTTCATCCAATAATGTTTCTAAGTTTATTATCAAATTTCTACTTATAGGTTTATATTCTAAAGATATTATGGAACTGTCATGCAGATAACAATCCTTACTCTCAACCATTTCTTTATTATCAAAAAGTATTTTCATTAGTTATTTTCCTCCAAAATATATTGACGCATATGGTTCAGGTACTAACTCCCCCGGATAAAAATGAGTATGCTCTTTGTTGGGTAACCCTTTATCAATATCATTAATATGGTAATGCGAACCGTTATTATAATTTGAATTTTCATGCCAAGTAAAAACAGTATGATTAGTTATAGGTGAATTCCAAAAAATTATTTTACCATTTTTAGTACCACCATATCCAGGGACTAATCCTATTGGCTGAAAATCATTTGGGTTTTCAGGAAAATATGCAGATTTTTTAATAGGCAAATAAGGTATATCTATATTCTTTTCAATAGAATCAGCATCATCTCTAGCAATTGACTGCGAGCCCATAGAGGCATACAACCATGGTGCAAGATAAGGATAGCTGTAGAAGAATTTGCTGAAAATGCTGCATCTGTAATTGCATCGGCTGCTATATCGGTAGCAAGTGCTGTATCTGAAGTTACCGGCATATCGTTAGCACCAGTATTGGCACCACCAACAGGATTAAAGAAAAAGTTTAGTACAATTACTC